CGTCCAGCTCCGCCGAGATTTACACCCCCACCTCAGGCGGCCTCCAGCAGAATGTCACGATCATCAACACCGGGCCGGTGACGTTCTACATCGGGTCTTTCACCGCCGTGACCGCCGTGACCGGGCTGAAGGTCGTCCCCGGCGCGCAGGTCACCATCGAGGCCACCGAGGAGGCGGTCTACGCGATCACCGCGTCGGGTTCCTCGTCGGCGCTGACCGGCCTGGCGACTGTCGCCTCGGTCGTCTGACCGGATCCCGGAAAGGACTGCATGGCAAAGCTCGGCTACAACTTCCAGGGCGCGGCCCTGGTGAACGAACCGACGCATTTCGAGGGGCCGGTCACGATCGGCGGCTCGGGCGGGTCGCTGACGATCGCCTCAGCGGCGTCGTTCACGCAGTCGGGGTCGTCGTCGGTGCCGTCTGCTTTGGCCGGGTCGTCGGCGCCGTTCGCCACGGCCGCGGGCCAGCCGGGGTTCGTGAACGGCCAGGGCCTGGCCGTCCTGGAATCCGGCGTGATCGCCGGGTCGCCGCTGACCGCCGCGGGCACCGTGGCGTCCACTGCGTCGGAGACGCAGCTCATCGGCGCGCCGATCCCGGCAGGTGACCCGGCCGCCGGCGCGGTGTACGCGGTCTCCTTCGCAGGGGTGTACTCCGACACCGGGACGCCGACGCTGGCGTTCGGGCTGCGGTACGGCGGCGCGGCCGGCACCGCTATCTGCGCTATTGCCGCGCAGGCGCTCGGCAGCGGCGTGTCCGCCGTCCCGTTCGAGGGCGAGGCGATCCTCCAGTTCTGGTCCGGTGCCCAGGCTGTGGGCAAGCTGCGGGTCGGGCTGGGCACCAGCGCGTCCACGAACGCGACCACGCCGCTGGTCGCGTCTTCCGCCGCAGCCGGGGTGGCGGTGGTGTCGACTTCCGCGAAGGTCATGTCGGTCACCGTCACCTGGGGCACTTCCAGCGCGTCGAACACGATCTCGGCGCTGACCGGGTACGCGATGCGGCTGGCCTGAGATGGCCGGGGTCCTGGTCACCGGCCAGGGCGCGGCTAACGCCGTGGTCGCCGTCCAGCCCGGCATGTACGTGACCCCGGTCGTGGTGGTCACCGCGGCGGGAGCGCTCGTGACGCCCGGATCGGGAACCACGGCCGCGCCGGGATTGCAGACCGGAAGCCCGCCGCCCAGCGCCGTCGTCCAGGTCCAGCCGGGCATGCAGGTCCGGCCGGTCGTCGTGGTGGACGGCACCGGCAGCTACGTCTACTCTTGAGCACGGAGGTGCATGGCCGGCGCTGACCTGGTAACCGCTCAGGGCGGCGGGAACGCCGTCGTCGAGGTGCAGCCCGGCATGCGGGTAGAGCCGGTCATCCTGGTCGACCAGGACGGCAACTACGTCTCGCCGGGCCTGTCGAACCCGATGACCACTCTCGGCGACACGATCTACGGCGGGGCGGCCGGGACCCCGGAGCGGCTGGCCGGGAACACCGCGGCGTCGAAGCTGTTCTACACCTCCACCGGGTCAGGGAGCGCGGCTGCCGCGCCCGCCCTGGCCGCCATCGCCGCGGCGGACCTGCCCGCGGGCGTGGCGCTGCTGGCCGGGGCGGCGTTCACCGGGGCCGTCAGCGCCACCGAGAGCGCGGCTGCCGGCGGGATCCTGACGGTCGTCAACAGCCACACGACGCCCACCTCGCCGACCGTGCAGTACTCGGCGCTCACGGCAGCGGACCTGCTGCTCGGGCTGAGCGTGACCGGCGACACGGTGCAGCGGTTCACCGCCGATAGCAACGGGAAGCTGTCGTGGGGTCCGGGCGGGAGCACCGCTACCGATACCACGCTGTTCCGCACCTCCAGCAGCCGCCTCCAGGCCGGCGCGGCCCTGTTCGCCACGACCAGCCGCGCCGCCGGCGTGGTCCTGGAAATCCAGAACACCTCGTCTTCGGTGCCCACGGCACCGAACGCGACGATCGTCAGCAACGCCGCCGGGGATCCGGCTCTCGGCCTGGACGTCAGCGGCGACACAGTGTACCGGCTTGCCGTCGACTCCAACGGCAAGCACCTGTGGGGACCGGGCGGCAGCACCGCCGGGGACGTCAACCTGTACCGCACTTCAGCCGGGGTCCTGAAAACCGACCAGTCGCTGACCGTCGCCGGGACGTTTACCGCCGCGATATCCGGCCAGTTCCTGTGCACGCCGACCTCATATGCCCCGGCTGGCCAGACCGTCCTGACCGTCACCGGGGCCACGTTCGCCGCGTTCTCCAGCGCCAGCGTGAACACCGGCAGTTTCACCGCGCCGCCATCCGGGTCCGTCTGGGTCGACACGGAGTTCGTGCTGGAGACCACCGTCGGGTCCGGGACGGCCGTGGTGATCGGCATCGCGGCGCACGGGTCGACGACACCCGCCGCGAATGTGTGGACCGACCAGGACTCATCCCTCAGCATCCCGCGTACGGTGTCCCATTCGTTCCTGGTCACCGGCCTGACGCCGGGCACCTCCTACAACTTCGACCTGATCGGCGCCGACGGGTCCGGCGGGTCGGACGCGATCGCGATCCTTGCCATCGGGCAGACCGTTTCCGGCACCACCAAGGGCGGCCCTGTCCTGATGGCCGTCCGGGCAATCTGAGACTCCGGAGGCCGCCATGACCGTCCGCGTGAACCTGCCCCCCGGCTGCGGCGGCTTCACTTCCGCCGACGGATCCCGCTACGACGCGAAGCCCGGCACCAGCGTCGAGGTGTCAGACAAGCACGCGGCCCGGCTGCGCACGTCCGCCAACGCCTCGTCCGGGCTGATCACCGTTGATCCCGGTACGCAGATCGGCACCAGGCGAGGGCGCTGGTGCGCGTCCTGCCGGCGCCTGTGGCAGGCATGGTCCGCACTTTGCCCGCGCTGCGGCGCGCCTACCGAAGAGGAGTAGTCACATGACCGCCTACGCGCCCAGCGACACCGATCAGGTTCGCGTCAGCCCGCCGCACGGCTGCGGGCAGACCCACGTGCGCCCCGCCGGCGACGACGGGCAGCCCGCGAGCCTGTGGGCGCTGGACTGCCAGGCCTGCCACAAGTACCTCACCGGCCCTCTCGGCGGCTGGGGCGGCACCTCCAGCGAGATCCCGGAGACCTACGACGAGAAGCTCCGGCGGGAGGACCGGGAGAAGCGCGCCACAGGGGAGCAGGAGAAGGCCCTGGGGAACCTGCCAGACAACCTGGCCAGGGCGCTCGGCAGCGTCCTGGGCCACCCCGGCGGGGCAGGCGAGATCGTGCGCTGCGCGAACGACCACCCGAACCTGGTGTCCGCGAAGTTCTGCGGCGAGTGCCTGGTGCCGATGGGCTCCCTGACCGTCTCGTGCCCGGCGGGGCACGAGAACGACCGGGCAGTGAAGTTCTGCGGCGAGTGCGGCACGCCGGTAGCGGCAGCCCCCGCGGCAGCACCGCAGCCGTCTCAGGCAACCGTGCCCGCGGCGCCGCCGAAGCGCAGGCCGCTCAAGGACTGGAAGGCCGACGAGCTGCGCACCCTGGCACGCTCGAAGGGCCTCAGCGACGAGGGCACGCGGGCGGGCCTGCTCGCGAGGATCCGGGCCGCGAAGGCGGCGGCGTGATCCTGCACCCCTTCCGGCGCAGGATGTCCGGTACCCTCGCCGGGGCAATCTGCGAAGGCGTGATGAGCATCTACGACGCGCTAGCGCAACTCGGCCTTGATCCGTTCCGGCCATCGGCTGCGCTGCGGCTCACGCGCTGGTACCGGTTCCGGGTGACGCTCTCCTCGCTGATCGCGCCCTAGCAGGCGCATGGCGCGGGGAGGGCTGTGCGGGCGGTGCGGAGGCAGGAAACGCGGCCAGGCCGCCCGCGCCGCCCAGCCCGTCGCCACCTGCGCCAGGTGCGGGGAACCGGTGTGCGAAAGGCATGTCCGGTGGGACGTCCGCGCCGAGGAGGACGTCTGCTACGCGTGCGCCGCGAAGTACGGCCTGGCCGTCATCGGGCGCGCGTAACGGCCTTACCGGCGGCCGGCCTACGGGGTCGTCCATGTGCGCGAGGCTGTCCGCGACACGGGTATCGGGCGGCTCTACCGCGTCAGCCACAGCCGTACCCTCGCCTCCGCGCGCAGGTACGCAGGCTTCTCCCCGCGGCGGATTAGCTGCCCGGTGATCTCGGTCTCCGGGTGCCGCTCATGGTGCCACCCGGCTTTCCCGGCCGCGTCGATGGCCCGCTCGGCCTGGTGGTGCAGCGCGTCGCGCACCCGGCGGGCCATCCGGCACCGTTCCGCATAGCCGTCCGGCACAGGGTCGTGCTGCCAGCGCGCTGGCATCTTGACGGTGCCCTGGATTTGCAGCCACCGGTAACGGGCGCCTGCCGTGAGCGCGGAAGCGCCGATGAGCTGGACTGGCGTGATCTCGTCCAGCCACAGGTACGGCTCCAGCAGGTCCGGGAGGCCGGCGCCGAAGAAATCCGGCGGCAGCCTGAGCGGCCCGGGTTCCCTGAGTACCGGCATGCCGGTCACGATAGCCGGATCGGGGGTGAGTGCCCCTTGCCCCCGTACCAGTTCCCGGCGCCGTATATCAATCCGGCGATCCTGACCTCGGCGGCGACCTTACCGGCATTAGCTGGGACACGATCCCGAACCGGCAGGCCACCTCCGCGCAGCAACTGGCCGAGCAGTACAACATCTGCGCCCGCTCGACTTCGCTGGTCGACACGGCGGCAGGCCAGATCCTGCGGGCCACGATCACCCCCGAGCAACTCAAGGGACCGGGTTCGACCCGCTTCCAGATGGACGGCTGCAACGCCTCCGTGATCCTGTCCCGCAGCCCGGTCCTGTCCGTTACCGGAGGCCAGGTGGCCCCGGCCATCCCGCCGTTGCAGTGGACGCCGATCCCCGCTGACATGATCGTCATCGATTCCCCCCCGCTGGGCCTGTACGGCACCGGGGTTCCGTCGGACGCCGGGGAGTACGGCCAGTCGGTGACTGTCGGCGGCGGGTACATCCCGTTCTGGAGCGGCCGTAACTCGTGCTTCCTCCAGCTCACTTACGTCAACGGGTGGCCGCACTGCTCCCTCACCGCCGACAGCGCGGCCGGCGCCACGTCCGTCAGCGTGGACGACTGCACCGGGTGGGGGCCGCCGGCAGGCAGCCCGGCGGGCGCGGCCGGGACGGTGTACGACCCTGGCGGCAGCGGCTACCAGGAATCCGCCGCGGTCCTGTCCGCGTCGGCCGCGTCAGGGCCGGGGACGCTGACGCTGGCAACCGGGCTGACGTGGCCGCACACGGCGGGCATCATCTTCTCGGCACTCCCGGGGCAACTGCATTGGGCATCGATCCTGTTCGGCGTCTCCCAGGCGCTCACCAGGGGCGCGACGGCCACGACAGTGCAGACCATATCTCCCTCCGGCGCGAAAACCTCAGACGGCGCGGAAGGGCTGCACAAGCACGCCTGCGGTCTCGTTCACGCCTACAAGCGGATCTGGTGACCGGTGCCGCTGCTGACCGTGCAGACGTGGGTGTACAACGTCCTGAACGGCATGCCGCTGCCCGGCAACGCCTCCCCTCTCGCCGTGTTCGTCACCCCGCCGAACCCGGAAGAGAACCAGCTGGACCCGCACTGCTACGTCTGGCCGTCGTCGGGCAGCGAGTCCCGCGAGTCGGTCCCCCGCCCCCCCGGCACCCTCCCCGGCGCGCCGCCGGTTCCCGGCCAGGCCGGGCGGAAGGCCATCACCCACTCGGTTGACATCTGGCTGACCTGGTTCGGTGACGACTCCGACCCTTCCCCGGATTTCTCGTTCCCGGTGATCGTGGACGCCGTAATGGACGCCCTTCGCACCACCCGGGACCCGGCGCTCCAGGCCGACCCGGTGACAGGCCGGGTCTCCCAGATCTACGGGACCGGGGAACGGCTCACCTATGACCTGGCCGTGCCCAGGGGAACGGACCGGGACCAGCGGATCCTGAGGTATGACGCGCGGATAGCGGCGAGGATCGGCGAGGAACTTCAAGCCTGAATGCTGGCGAGAGGCGTTATCTCGATCCCCCCGACGCGGCACAGGTGCCGATCGTAAGTCCCCAGCCCGAAGCAGGGGCCGCAGTTAAGGCCGGGGACGGGATGAAGGCTCCCGGCGCGCTCCTTGCACCCGTCGCATGTGTACATCGTGCTGATGTGCTCGTGGACGCACATTCCGGTGATGCGCCAGGACGGCGGCCCGTGGGAGTGCTTCGGCCAGGAGTGCAGCCAGGTGCACTCGCCCCGGCTCAGCAGGATCTCCGGGTCGGTGACGTGAGGCCGGCTCACTGCGCCGCGCTCCTGCTGTTCAGGTCGCCGAACTGGTACCAGCCGCTCTCGGGTGCGTCCACTCGCTCATCCGCCCAGCTTCCCACCAAGCCCGTCCTCCGGAGGTGCATGGCCGCCCAGACCTACTGCGGAACGACCGAGCAGGTCTTCCCGCACCTGCGCAACCCCGGAGGCGGGGGAACTCTCGTGCTCACCCCGGGCCGGGACTACGACTTCGGCGAGCAGGGCACCGCCGGGTACCAGGCGCCGCCGGGACCGGGCTGGTGGTGGGCTGACCCCGGCTCGGAACGTGCGAAGGCGCTGAAGGCAGCGAAGGCAGCCGCCGTGCCAGCCGCAGAGGACAGTACCGGAGCGGAGGAACCGGACCCGCGTTTCGCGGACACCCGGCCGCCTGAGCACCAGCAGGCCCCGCCGCCGTCCCGGCCGCCGGCCGCGGTGCCCCCGGGCGTCCCTGAGCGTGCCGCAGAGGCCGCCGGGCCGCCAGCGGCCACGCCGGTCCCGGCGGCAGCCGCCAGCGCGGGCACGGAGGGCTGAGGCATGGCATACGCGCCCACCACCTCCGTCTTCCCCTCCGAGCGCAGGTCCCTCGGCGTCGCCGTCGAGGCCGTCGCCGGCACCGGGGTCCTGCCGGCCAACACCGTCCCGGTGGCGGACTTCAACCCCGAGGACAAGGTCACCGGGCTGCTCGACGAGTCGCTGCGCTCCGCGATGGCCGGGGTCTACGGGTACACCCAGGGGCCGTACGTCGCCGACCTGGCCATCCCGTCATCCATCGTCTACGGCGACATGATCGGGTTCCTGCTGTACAACATCCTCGGGGACCTGACCGAGACCGGCACCGAAGTCGGCACCGACACGACCACGATCAACCACGGCGGCGGCTACCCGGCCGGGACCACTGGCGTGATCACCGTCACCTCGGGCACCGCGTTTTCCGCCGGCGCGCCCGGTTTCGTGCAGATCGACACCGGCACCAGCGCCGAGGTCGTCGCCTACTCCGCTGCCGCGTCGACCACGATCACCCTGTCGGGGACTACCCGGTTCGCGCACGCCACCACCGTGGCGGTCACCGAGGTCACCGCCCCGTACACGCACGTGTTCTCGCTGCTCAACGGCACCGGAAACGCCCAGCCGCCGACCCTGACCCTGACGGACTACAACTTCATCAACTCGGTGGTGCAGTCCCGCTGGTACCCGTTCACCCGGTTCTCCGAGATCACGTTCACCGGCAACGCCGAGCAGCTGTTCAAGTACGCCGCCAAGGGCATGGGCTACGCCAACTCGGTCCCCGGCTCGGCACCCGCGGTGAACGTGTCGGCGGTCCCGGCCGAGCCCGCGTGGAACTCCAATGTCGGGATCGGCGGCACCGCGTCCGCGTCGCCGAACTACTCGGTCGCCGAGTGGGAAATCACCCTGACCCGCGTCACCGAGGCGTACTTCACGGCCTCGGGCCAGCAGAACCCGTACACCATAGGCGCGGGCAAGTTCACCGCCGCGAGCAAGTGGAATTTCAGCCCGGCGATCTCAGAGCAGCCGCTGACGGAACTGCTCAGCAACACCCAGCCGCAGACCCAGATCATCCAGACCAACGGCCTGGCCGGCGCGGCCAAGGTATCCGTGCAGTTCGACATGGCCGTCACGGCATTCGACACCGCCGTGCTCCAGAGCTCGAAAGCGCTTCTGGGCTACAACGACTCGGCCGACCTGATCGGCAACGCGACCAACACCGGCCAGAGCGCCGGGTACAGCCCGTTGCAGGTGACCCTGGTCAACGGATTTGCCACCTATGCGTGACCTGCTGTTATCCACCCCTGAGGAGTGCATGTGCGCGTCACCCTGCCCGAGGACAACTGGGCCGAGCTGAGGGACCCCGGCGACCTGGACGCCGGGGACATGGCCGACGTCCGCGACGCCATCAAAATCCGGGGTACCGGCGGGACCAGGGACGTGAGCACCACCTCCGGGGACACCGTGAGAATGGAAATCGCCATGATCGCGGCAGTGGTCACCTCCTGGTCGCTGACCGACGGCGGGCAGGCCCGGCCGGTCACCCCGGCCACGGTGGCGAAACTGAAGGCGCCGTATTTCCGGCCGCTCCGCAAGGCAGTCGAGCCTCATTTCGCGGAGCTGAACGACGACCCAAATGCGACGAGCGGTGGAAAGACCGCTACCGCCTGAAATGGCTCCTGGAAGGCAAGAAAGCCGAGCTTCCGGCGGGCCTGTCCCATTTCGACGTGCAATGCCTGGCCATGTACGCGCGGGGCTGGACGTACCGGCAGGTCAGGGAGATTCCGCTGCGGCACTGGCGGTACCTGCCGACGCTGTGGGAGGCCCTGTCGGCGGCGCAGGACCCTGACCGGCCGGGATAAGCGGCAGGGGGATGCGTTCCCGGTCGTAGCGGCCGGCGGTGGCCAGCACCGCCGGCCAGCCGAACCGGCGCCCCCAGGTGATGAACGGCAGCGGCCGAGGGCCGAGTAGCTGGCGGACCGCGGTTTCCTGCCAGCGGGTCAGCTCGATCTGGCGGCCGTCGCGCGTCCAGCCTTTCACGGCTCCCATCTTCCCACGGGCAGGCGGTGAGCGGTGGCCAGCTTCGCCCAGGCGGCGGCGCAGATCGGCGCGTTCGAAGCCGCCGCTTCCCCCGGCGCCGAAGCCGCCGCCAACGCGATGGCCGGCGTGTTCAAGCCCGCTGTCCAGGCGGTGCTGCTGGCCCGCCGGCACGCGTTCTCCACCCAGACTCCCTCGGCTCCCGGCACGCCCCCGGCGGCGATCTCGGGGGAGATGGCGGGGTCGATGCTGAACGAGCCCGCGTACGAGACCGGCCCGGCTACGTGGCTGTCGCAGTCCGGGCCTACCGCCGCGTGGTCCCGCATCCAGGAACTCGGCGGGTGGATGGAAGCGCACACCGAGAAGGGCATGCGATGGCAGCAGCCGCCGGGGGCGTGGCACAAGAGCATGGGCCATTCCCTGCCGCCCCGGCCGTACATGAAGCCGACGGCCGAGGCGCTGTCTGAGTCCGGTGAGCTGACCGCCGCCGCCGCCGCCGCGTTCGGTGCCGTAGTCGCCGCTGTGACCTGACCAAGCGCGAAGTCGCGCTGACCTGCGAGCACGGCTCTTAGAGCCAGGGGGGAGGCTGCATCAGCGCATACCTGGAACCCATCGTCCAGGAGTTTTTATCGCCTCGGCTGAGCGGTACCTCGGGCCGGTCCGGGACATGCGGGACGCCGCCGCGGCAGCCGCAGCGGCCAATGACCTGCTCGTTGAGTCGGTGGTCCGGCTCGATGACGTTCTCGATGACGCGGGCGTCTCGGCGGGGGCGGCGGCGGACGCGCTGAACGACATGCGCGACGCCGGGACGACCGCCGGCGGCGCGGCGAGGGTTCTGGCCGGGGAGGCGAATGACCTGCGGGACGCCCTGGCCGGGGCCGGGCTCGCGACGACCAGCCTGAACCTGCGGTTCGGGAGCCTGGCGGGCAAGGCCGGGCTGCTGACCGGCGCCCTCGGGGGGCTGGACGCGGAACTGGACAAGAAGCGCGCCGCTCTCGGTGCCGTGGCGTTCGACGCCGCCGCGCTGGCGCTGGCGATGGGGGCGCTGCGGGACCGGACCGCGGTCTCCGGCGCGGCAGCCGCCGCCACGGCCACCAGCTACCGGCTGCTGGGCACCGGGATACGGCTGACCGGGACCGCCATTCACTGGCTGATCGCCGGGTTCGCCGAGCTGGCCGCCGTGGTCATCCCCGCCGCCGTCGCGGCCGGGGCGTGGGCGGCGGCGTGGCTGCAGGGGACCGTCAACGTCGTCCAGCACATGGACGCCGTGTACACCGCGACCGAGGCGATGGCGAACGCCGGGGCGAGAACGGCCGGGCAGATGGTCGGGCTCGGCGACGCCCTGCAGAAAGCGCAGAACCAGGCGAACCCGCAGGTGTACCAGGCGCTCGGCGGCGCGATCGACCTGGTGAAGGAAAGCACCGGGGGGCTGGCCGAGAAAGGCGTCCAGGTCGGGGCGATCTTCGACCGGTTCCTCGGCCGGGTCGTCTACGACTTCTCGGCAGCCGGCGGCGCGGGCAAGCAGCTCAACAGCGTCATGGCCTCAATGATCCCCGACCTGACCGAGATCGGGCAGGTGTTCGGGAACCTCGGCCACGCCGTGCTGCTGCTGGCCGCCCAGATGCCGGGGCTCTCCCAGGTGCTTCTGGCCGGCATCGCCGGGTTCACCGACCTGGCCAGGGTCATCCTCCAGCTCACGTCCGACATTCACCTCGGGTCCTGGTCGGTCCTGACGTTCGCTATCGCGCTGGAGGAGTTCGCCCGGTGGGGCGGGCTGCTGGTCGGCGTGATGGGCCGGATGGGCATCGCGACCACGGCCCTGCGGGGCAATTTCTCCAGTCTCGGCGGGTTCATCGCCCGGTTCGGGTCGGTGGCGCTGAACCTGGTGCGGGCACCGCTGATGCTCGCCTCCCAGGCCCTCGCCGGGGTGGGCAACGTGGTGTCCCGGCTGCCGGGCCTGTTCGGCGAGGCCGGCGCGGCCGTCGAGGTGTTCGGCGTCGACCTCGGCATCGTCGCGGCCGAGATGACGGCCTTGCAGGCAGTCGGGATCCTCGCGGCGGTCGCCGCGCTAGGGTTCCTGGCCTACAAGTTCGCTACGGCGAAGTCGGCCGCTGAGCAGTTCGCCGGATCCCTCCAGCAGGCGGTCACCAAGGCCAGCGCCCTGGACGTGCTGCCCGTCCTCGCCTCGGGCCTGGCGCAGCTCGGCGCCCGCGCCGCGCAGGCGTCGGGCCAGTACCAGAAGCTGTCCGCCGGGATGACCGACACGGCAGCCAGCTCCAGGACCCTCGGTGCCGGGCTCGCCGCGTCGGCGGGCGCGTGGACCACGTACACCGCGGCGCAGACCAAGATGGTCGCCGAGACCGCGAACGTCGTCACCGGGGCGCGGCAGATCGCGTCGGCGTACGGCATATCGGTGCCCGCCGCGATGGCCCTTGCCGCGTCCGCCGGGGTGAACCTGACGGGGAAGCTGAAGACCCAGGGCGGCGCGTGGACGGCGCTGGGGCAGCAGGTCCGCAACGCCTACCGCGGGTACGTCGCGATGGGCCAGTCAGCGGGGCAGATCGGGCACGACATGCTGGCCGTGGCCATCCAGGCCGGGCTCGCGGGAACGAAGGTATCCGCGCTGAACCAGGCGTGGGACCAGTTCATGCAGGACATCACCGGCGGCACCGGGGCGCTGGCCGGATTCGAGACCTCCCTCCAGAACATCGGGCAGGTCGCGGGGACCGGGGCGAAGAACCTGGCCACCTACACCGCCACCATGAGCCTGAGCACCCGCCAGTTCGCCCAGCAGCTCACCCACTTCACGGGCGAGGGCGCGTCGGCGTGGACGAACTTCGACCAGATCCTCGGCAGCACCCTGCCGCAGATGGCGGACTGGTTCCGGGTCGCCGGCGCGGAAGGCGCGCTCGGGGCGCACGGCACCAACGAGCTGAACAAGGCCATCCTCGACATGGCCTCCCAGATGGTCCCGTTCGCCGCCAAGAGCAAGACCGCGCAGGCCGAGCTGATCGCGTTCGCGCAGTCGCAGGGCCTCAACATCAAGACCTTCGCGCAGCTCCAGTCCGCGATCCGGTCGTCCGGCGCGTCCGAGGACGACCTGGCGAAGAAGACCGGGGCGGTCACGGTCGCGATGGGGAACATGGCGCAGATCGCGCAGAACCTCGGCGACGTGATGGCAGGCCAGGTGACGGCGGCGATCTCGGCGGCGGCGCTGAAGGCCACCGGGTTCACCACCGACGTGAACAACCTCACCACGGCCATGGCGCACGGCAGCGCAGGCGGCCACAACGCCGCGTACTGGGCGGCGCAGACCGCGCAGGCCTACACCAGGGCCGGGGATATGGCGCAGACCGCGGCAGGGAAGGTCGCCGGGCTCGCGCGCGCCCAGTCCATGCTGCACAGCCAGACAATCACCATCACCACGCGGATGGTCACCGAGACCTACGGCAGCGGGGGGACCCTTCCCGGCACCGGGGGAGGTCACCGGATCATCGGCGGGAACGTGCTCCCCGGCAAGCCCGGCGGCAGCGGCGGGAACGTGACCGTGCACGTGAACGTGGCCGGGTCGGTGCAGTCCGAGCAGGGCATCGTGCGCGCCGTGCAGGCCGGGCTGAACCGCAAGACGCTGCGCAACGGGTCCACCCAGGCGTTCATACCGGGGCGCCGGCACTAGTCCCCGGCGGCGCAGTCCCCCTGCACGGCGGCGACTTCCTGGCTCCAGCCGTCCGGCGGGGCAGTATCGCCCTCGGCGTCTGACCGGACGTTCGACAGGAGGCCGCGCCAGTTGCCCAGCACCCCCTACGCGATCGGAAGCGCCACCAGCGGTGCGGCGTCTAACACGCTGGTCATCACCGCCGGGACCATCGCGGCAGGCGGCACCGGCACCGGCAGCGGCACCACCGCCGGGGATGCCATCGTCGTCGGCGCGTCGGTCAACTCGCTGTCGGAGACCGTCACCGGGGTCACCGACTCCAAGGGCAACACCTACGTCCCGGTCCCGAATCCGTGCACGGCATCGTACGACGGCCGGCTGTTCGCCGCGCTGAACACCGCCGCGCTGGTTTCCGGCACCGACACGATCACGGTCACCTACAACCTGGCGACGGCGAACGCGAAGAACGCCGGCGCGGCCGGGTGCAGCGGAATTCTCGCCGCTGCCGCGGTTGACGTGAACCCGGTCCCGGCGGGGAACGCGGGATCGGCGACGCTGGCGCTCGCCTCGGGTGCCCTGGCGCAGGCCAGTGAGCTGCTGGTGTCGTGGGCCGACAACGCCTCTGCGGGCGGGGCGATCACCTGGGCCGGCGGGTTCACCGGCCTGCTCGGCGCGATCAAGACGGCCAGCAACCAGGAATCGGCGATGGCCGCCCAGGTCGTCACCTCCGCAACGGGCGTCACCGCCGGCGGGACGATCACCTCGGCGAAGTGGGCCATCCAGCTTGTCTCGCTGAAAATCTCGCTGCCGGTCGTCACGACCACGACGCTTCCCGCGGGAGCGGACGGCACGGCCTACACCCAGGCGCTGTCGGTCAGCGGCGGCCTCGGCGCGTACACGTGGTCGCTGGCCGCCGGGAGCCTGCCCGCCGGGCTCGCGCTGTCGTCCGGCGGCGTCATCTCCGGGACGCCCTCGGGGGCCAGCGCGTCGTTCACCGCGCGGGTCACCGACTCCAACGGCAACACCGACACCCAGGCGCTGACGCTCACGATCGCCGGCGGCGGCCTCAGCTCCAGCATCCTCCAGCCCCCCGCCGGGTACGCCCTGTTCGGCGCCTACCCCGGCGGCGGCAACGCCCCCCCGGCGGCCTACCAGGCCGCGAACATGGCCGACCGGCCGCTGGCCGTCGTCGCCCGCTACGAGGCCCTGGACGGCACGTGGCCCAACGCCGCCGACACCGCGCTGGTCAACGGCGGCCAGGCGCTGTGCGTCGACTGGTCCACCCGCGTGTCCGGCGGGAACGCCACCTGGGCGCAGGTCGCCGCCGGGAACTACGACACCCAGATCACCGCGACCGCGAACACCCTGGCGGCGCTCGGCGCCCCGGTCTTCGTCGGGCTGAACAACGAGTTCGACGGCGGGTCCGTGCAGGGCACCGCCGGCCCTGCCGCGAACTACGTGCCCTACTACCGGCACATCGTGAACATCGTCTCCCCGATCGCCCCGAACGTGATCTTCCTGTGGGTGATCACCGGCAGCAACAACAACGCGGCCACCGCCGCGATGTACCCAGGCGACTCCTACGTCGACTGGATCGGGTTCGACGAGTACGACGCCACCCTGTCCAAAGGCTCCCCGCACGCAGCGTACGCGCCGACGATCGCGTGGCTGGCGGCGCAGTCGTTCGGCGCGGGCAAGCCCCGGTGCGTCATCGAGACCGGTGTCGACACCACCCCGGTCAACCCCGACAGCGCCGAGGCCGCGTGGATCAACGCGGTCCCCGCCGCGCTGACGGCCCTGGGGATCCAGTTGTGGGTCTGGTTCAACTCCTCGGGCAGCCTCGGCAACACGGTGATCACGCCGGGGTCCCTGTCGGCGGCGGCGCTGGCGGCCATCGGCGCGAGCACCATGTTCAACCCGCCGTCAGTGCTGCCGCCGTCCGGCAGCGCGTACCTGGCAGGCGGCGCGACCTCCGGGGCCGCCGCCAACACCCTGGACATTCCCGTCACCGAGACCACCACGGCCGGGGACGGCGTCGCGGTCTTCGCCTCCGTCAACTCGCTGGCCGAGACCGTCAGCTCCGTCGCCGACTCCGGCGGCAACACCTACCTCAAGAAAGTCACCCAGGCCGCCGGGTACGACGGCGCGGCGTTCGTCGCGCTGAGCACCGCGCAGCTCGTCGCCGGCACGGACACGATCACCGTCACGTACTCGTCCGCAGCGGCGAACGCCAAGAACGCGGCGGCGGCCGGGCTGCCGGGCGTGCTGGCCGCCGGGGCGACCGACGCGACCCCGGCGCCTTCCAGCGCCACGTCCGCCGCGCCGTCGCTGGCATCGGGCACGCTGGCGCAGGCCGACGAGATCATCCTGGCGTGGTCGGACAACGCCAGCGGCGGCGGGAACATCGCGTGGGGCAGCGCGCTGGCGCCGCTGACCACCGGCATCGAGACCGCATCCAACCAGATCTCCTCCCTCGCCGCCGGCCTGGTGTCGTCCACCGCGAGCGTGACCGCCGGCGGGACCCTGGCCGCGCCGGCCAAGTGGGCGATGATGCTGCTCACCCTGAAGGTCGGCACGTCCCCGGTGATCACCACCACGAGCCTGCCGGGCGGGTTCACCGGCACGCTGTACACCCAGGCGCTGTCGGTCAGCGGCGGCCTGGCGCCCTACACGTGGAGCATCTCGGCCGGGTCCCTGCCCGCGGGGATGACGCTCGGCGCGTCGACGGGCATCATCTCCGGGACGACCGCGGCGGCGGGAACCTCGCCGTTCACCGCCGAGGTCACCGACTCGGCGTCGAACACGGGCACCCAGGCCCTGTCGATCGCGGTCACGTCCAGCCTGACGATCACCACCGCCGCACTGCCCGGCGGGACGACGGGCACCGCCTACAGCCAGGCCCTCGCCGCTGCCGCCGGGACGCCGCCGTACGCGTGGAGCGTCACCGCCGGGTCCCTGCCGGCGGGGCTGTCGCTGGACGCGGTGACCGGCGAGATCACCGGCACGCCGCAGACGGCCGGCACCTCGCCGTTCACCGTCCAGGCCGAGGACACCGCCAGCAACACCGACACCCAGGCCCTGTCGATCGCGGTCACGTCCAGCCTGGACGTCACCACCGCCAGCCTGCCCGGCGGCGTCGCCGGCGCCCCCTACAGCCAGGCCCTCGCCGCCGCCGGCGGCTACGGGGCGTACACGTGGTCGCTGGCGTCAGGGTCGCTGCCGTCGCCGCTGG